TAGAATATGTTACCAATCTTAACACAGGTATTCAATACAAATACAACGGCACAAACTGGGTTAAGAGCTATGAAGGTATCTATATTGCAGGCAAGTGGACACTGGTGCTATAATAATTAAATGCAAGAAAATATCATATGTTCTGGTGCGTTGTTCTACGCAGTAAACACGAAAAGGTTCTTATTCTTACAACGCAATGATGAAAAAACTCGCGGTATGTGGGGATTGGTAGGCGGTAGAACCAAATATACAGAGAGTGCATTTGAAGGATTAAAAAGAGAAATTCAAGAAGAAGTTGGATCAACTGCTGCTTTTAAAAAAGTAATACCTTTAGAATTATTCACCAGTAACGATCAAAAGTTTTTCTTCAATACCTATGTGATATGTGTTACAGAAGAATTCCTTCCTCGATTAAACGAAGAACACAGCTCATATGCTTGGTGTGCATTTGAATGTTGGCCAAAAAATCTTCATGCAGGATTAAGAAACACTCTCAATAATAAAAGTATTAAAGGTAAATTACAGACGATTCTAGATCTAATTGTTTAGATCAGGATACATTTTTTGTAGAGCTGATCGATCTATCCAAGGATACCAATAAGCAGTGACCAAATCAATGCATCGGTACACATGATTCCAATGAGCTTCCATCCATTCTAATTCGTAGGTGTATTCTTGGAAATTGCCAGCATTGGGATCAATTTCTATGTTAGATACATGCACAGGTTCTGTCTGTGAGGACACAAAATTAGTAAAGAAGTCCATTGGATTGAACATACTGTAATTATCCAAAATAATTCAACTATATTAGTTGCTTATTTCAAAGAAACTGTCTATTGACGTTATTAAGGCTAAAATCAACAGAGCGATTAGCATGATACCAGACAGAGCTGCATACAAGGGCTCGTGTTTCTCGTAATGATTTTTTACTCTTTTTTTAATTTTGTTTAACCAGCGATTTTCGCATTCATTATACGGTTGCATTTTTTTAATCCTAATTAAACACTGAGCCCGTTGCCGAGCTCAGTGAGTCGTTTTTGGGTATTAGTTTTTAGCTACACCGTTTGTGAAAACTGAATAGAATTTCTGAACATTGTCTTGAAACTCTTTCACATTCTTTTGAATAGTTTCAGGTTTAAAACTTTCCTGAACTCTTTCATTGAACTTCTTCACGTTTTCAACCAAAAGTTGAGCTTGTTCGTTGTAGTTTTGACCGTTAGTTACAAAGTCATTGAATTTCTTTGCTGTATCAATGATATCTTCCGCAGTCACTACTGGAGCCTTGAATTCAGCAACCACTTGGTCACCATCTTTTTTTAGGCTGTACTCGTACTCAGCTTGTTTGATTGTGTAGTTGAACTCAGCGATCTGTTTCGCAAGTCCTAATAGATCGGCACGTATTTCGTAACCGCTTTTTGATTTAATGTTTGACATAATAAAAACTCCTTTCTGTGTGTGTGTTTGTGTTTTTGTTGTGTCAGCTATATTTATAGCATGAAAACAGATATCTGTCAATATACGTGGTGAAATTGTGCGTTTTTACCACTAATTTAAGGTTCTTTTGATTCTGGGTCTTGGCCAAACAGCTCCACTGGTAGGTCGCACCTTGTAGTTTATTTTGGGATAAACATTACCATCATATGGTCTTTCTGGCTTATAGAATAAAAACAAGTTTGGAGCTCCTTGTATATCTCGACCATCAGCAGGACCCCCGGATGTGACTGTTAGCTGATCCGCTTTGGCAATGGCAGTGATGTATGATTTGGCACGCTCTTGGTTCATTTCTGGATAGGTTTCTAATGCACAAGCAAGTACACCACATACCTGAGGAGAAGCCATGCTGGTGCCTGATATTTTACCTATAAAACCACTACCTCGAGGATCACTGATTCCACCGGTGTACGAACTGATGATGTATGTGCCTGGAGCCCATATGTCCACACCTGGTCCGCAATCGCTATATAAAACTTTTTTGTCCAATTCCACTGTGTCCACGGAACCCACGCAGATGTTGGGTATGTCATAAGTGCCTGTGGAGCTGCCATCCCCCGCAGCGTCATTGGCCGTAGGGCTGGTGCCTCTCATGTAATAGTAAGGATTTGCCACGCTGGCGGGATATCTGTTACCCATCTCAAATGTGTTGTTCCAATCCGCACCACCTGGCACGTCATGCTTCCATCTACCGTTTCCAGCAGCACCCACTGTGATAATACCTTCATCTATCATGTCTTCGATGTCTTCGTCCATGATGGACACTCTCGCAGGTATACGCTGTCCTGAGATAAATCCCCATGCATTCAATTCAGCTGTTGTAAAAGTTGAACCACTCACTGTTTTACGATTGTTTGCGCCCAATTGTAGATCTATCTGTTCAGGAGTGGCCTCATAAAATACCCATTCATTCACCATTCCCGGGCTGCCTAATGTACCCGTAGAGTTAGCGTTTCCTTCTATCCTAATTCTATAAGTTCTGTTGGGAGCCGTTCCTTCGGTGCCATAATATATTCTCTGCACGGAGTTGTCGTCTGAACACCACATAATTTTTGGAAATCCAGGATTAGATGGTCCTAAATTACTGTAATTGCTTGATCCACCACCAAAAGTAATGAAATGGTTAGTACCTACGTAGATCTGATTGTAATTGGTACCAAGAAATTTTACGTTAAAAGGCAGAGACAATGTCCAATATCCGTCGTCGTTGTTTCCTACTGAGGGAGTGGTGCTGGATGTTAGGCTCGCCGCGCCCAATAAAGAAGTTGCCAGTGTGGTCACTGTTGCTGTATCTGTAATGGCCGGGTCATTGTCTATTAATATATCCATATCAAAGGCATATACCGGTGAAGTTACTTCGCTATTGCTGATTGTTGTAGCGAATACAACAGAATAATTGCCTTTTGACGCCAGTGTGATGGTCTCATCGATCACGTTAGTTGTGTTGGCCGTGCTGTCTGATCTAGGTCCCACCGTGAAAGTATTCACAACAGTGCTATCGCTCTGTCGAGTCACTGTGATGCTAGTTGTGAGAGTTGTGGTTCCGGAACTGCCTCCCGCCGACACGTCACTCTGTATCCTAACACCAGCATTCACAGTGTCTGTGTTGATCACTATGGTGTAGCTGGCCGCTGGCTGTGACACCCCTGCAATGCTGGCATGATAATTAGAGTCTTTGGTCCATGAAGATGGATTAGATACAATACTACCTTCTCCCTGATCTGCTGTTCCCGTGGTTGTGATTCTGTTTCCGTTATTTTCAAAATTAACCAATGTGGCCAATCTTGTTGATGCTGTGCATACTCCGCTGAATCCGTTGAAAGTGGTGATTCCACCGGCTGGAACATGTCTAGTACCTCGATAGGTCACCGCGGTAATATCATTAAAAGACCACTCACCGGGGAATATGCTCATGCCCCAACTGTTGTTACAGATGGTTGGATTCTTCCTGCCTGTGGCAGCATTGACTGATTTATTAGCATGGAATTGTCTCACATAATCAAACACATATCCGAAATAATAACTGCCCGTAGTATTTCCTGCATCATAATAGATGTTGTAGATGTTGGCACCTCTGGCCCAGCCTTGTGTGTTGCCAGCCACTGTGCCCGCTACGTGAGTGGAATGGCTTCCTGTACCATAGACATAATCGCTTGCCGCTATACCTTTGACTGCGGGATCGTGTTGAAACCAGTTGTATTGCACAGATCTGTTGCCTCCGGTGCCATCGGCATTCACCATATATTCTGGATGATTCCACACCAGTCCATTCTCATCCACAACCACGCAATCCACATTCCTTCCGATTTGGGTCAATCTAATGGTCCCCGTCAAGGCAGGTAGGGTTCCTGCTCCATCACCTTGATACCCCGTGCCTCCCCATCCAGTTCTCTGAGAACCTTCCCAGCATCGCAACAGACCCCAGTTCTTCATGTTGTTGCTGGTGCTGCCGGATTTGTCCCATGCCGTGCTGGTCTGTTGTGTAGAATTGGTCAGATCTTCATCAACGAATAATCCTGGTTTGGCGCCCAACAATCCTGCATGTATCTCAACCGATTTTACTCGTGGATCCGTTCTCAGTTGATTGGCTTCCCATTGGGTCAATCTATAGAGTGTTCCCCTGCTCAGAGGTCTACGCTCGACACATTCTATCGCACGAGTTAGTTCTAATCCCGGAGGGGTTTGATTTGTAGTTTCTAATTCACTATATATGGATTCTAAATCTTCCGCGTTATAGACTACCACATAGTATTCATAGGTCTCTATAAATCTTGCCGATGTTGAAGGCCTGTCAGCCATGTTACACCTCCAGAGCTACTAGGGTCAATGTTACTGTGATCGCTTGGGTTGAGCCATGTCTATTGGTCACTGCACAATAGATGTCAGTGGATGGTGTGGCCTCATTGCTGTATCCAATCGCTCCAGGACTTATCAGAACAGTTTCTGCGGCAGCGGTTATGACCTCTGCAACCACGCCCGAACCTGGTGTTGGATCTGCTCCTTCTGCCCTTGCTGAATCGCTCGATCTAGCAGCAGTACTCACATAAATTCTTATCCAAGCTCCATGAGAAGTTTGAATTTTATATAATGCATAACCTTTGTATCCTGTTATCGTGATGTTACCTGTGGCACCTTGTGCAATACTGGAAGTGGTTGCCGAAGCAGTGGTCCTGCTGTACAGGCCGGTCACTCCCGCTGCTGAAATTGTAATTTTTCCTTCAACATCACTAGTGGTAGTAATGCCATTGGTTCCAACAAATTGTATAGTTTCTCCTGAACTTATTGTTCTTGCTGTAGAATCATCGGCTGCTACTTTCAACGAATATCCACTTCCGCCGGCAACACCCGAACCATCGATAGTTAATGTGTCTCCAGATACTGCTGTGGTTATTCCACCTGATCCTGCGATCTTTAATGTTTCTGCATTGTTGAGAGTAACACCAGTGGAGTCATCTCCTACAAATGTCATTGTGGCTTGTGGCACACCCGTGATGGTCAATATATCTCCCGACATCGCTGTGGTAATTCCTGTTCCACCAGCAACTTTTAAAGTTTCTCCAGAATTAAATGAAGTTCCTGTTGAATCATCTCCAACCACTGTTAGTACGTTTGCTCCTCCACCGGATCCTGTTATTGTGAGCACGTCTCCGCTCATTGCTGTGGTCACTGAACCTGCTCCCACTATTTTTACAGTTTCTCCATCTGAAATTCTTGTTCCTGTGCTGTCATCGCCCACGAACGTGATACCTTGTGCTGCTGATAAACCTGCAGCAGTGAAATAACTTAGGTCAGCCCATGCTGATGAACCGTTTCCAATTTTAATTTTATATGTGTCTGTTTCAAAACCAATTTCACCCTGACTGAGTGTAGGATTGGTTGATGTCCAGTTTGCTGCTGTGTCTCTTCTTACCTGTATTTTATTTGCCATATTATGCTCCGCCTCCGTTTACTGATGTTTCTCCTGCTCCATATGTTGATGCTGCAGATCCTCCATCTAAGTTTAAAGCTGTTATATCATATACAACAGCTGAACCAGCGGCATCTATATTTAACGTCACTAGCGTAGTTCCACTTATAGTAACATTACCTTCTGCATCTGTAGCAGTGGTTATTCCGTTAGAACCCACAAATTTAATGGTATTTCCTGTGGATATTGCACGTTGGGTGCTGTCATCTCCTGCTACACTAAAAGTAAATGCTGTAGGACCAGTAATTGTGAGTGTATCTCCACTCATAGCAGTAGTGATACCACCAGCTCCTGTTATTTTAACTGTTTCACCATCTGATATACGAGTACCTGTGCTGTCATCACCTACAAAAGTTAATCCCTCGGCTGTAGATTCAGCAGATCCAGTGGCAGTGATAGTTAGAGTATCACCTACCATAGATGTGGTTATGCCTGTACCTCCTGCAATTTTTACAGTTTCGTTATCTGCAATTCTTGTACCTGAAGAGTCGTCACCCACGATCGTGATCCCTTGTGCTGATAAACTAGCATTAGAGTTACCAGCCGGTGGTCTATGTAGACTAACTTTATATCCTGAAATTTTTATTTCAGCTTCAGAACCAGCAGCTTTTAAAACAACTTGATTACCTCTTTGTTCTACAGAAAAAGTCAAATGATTTGTTCCGTCTGTGGTCAGTTGTGGCCCTATCATGATATATGGTTCAGAATCATCATGTACCACAATGATTTCTGATATGCTGGACTGTGTATTGTTGCTATCATGTGCTGATATAGTATAGAAAGCAGCAGTGGTATCGGTCATATGGAAAGAATCTATAGTGGTCTCTGCAGATGATGTAGTAACGGTACCTATAATTTTTTGATAATCAGTTTCGTCGGAAGACTCATCATCTGATAATAATAATTTATGTAATTTTAAATTCAATGTTCCGCTGGTAGAATATGCTTTCAATCTGGCTACACTATCATTAACATCAGCAGTGAATGTTATAAAACTTTCGTCGTTGCTGCTGAGAATGTTGTAAGTGGTTATATAGGCATCGGTGCCATTGTGAACCATGGATATTTCTGCATTGAGATAATCGTTGGGGAACGCTCCTCCCTGATCAGCAACTGTTACAAAATATTTGGCAGATCTATACTCGCCGATAGACCATGTGTCTATCACTGTTTCTGCCGTAGATAGATCGTCATATTTTAAAGTGGAAGTTCTTCCTGAAGATTTTAATCCAGTATTGTCACGTAAAATAGTTTTATAGGCTTGCATACTGTTTATGGCAGATTTTCCGGTCATCTTGTAGATTATAGCATCTCCAACTAATATTACTCGTGAAGTGTGTTCTTCACCAGGTATGATAATATCTGTGCTGACCACAGCAGATTCAGATATAAATGCTTCTAATCCGTCGTGTACTATATTGACTTTTGAAGCAATCACTTTATTGTTCACTTCGTCTCTGTAAACTTGATAATATAATATGGCACGATTGTTTGCTGCAGTAAAAGAATCCACGTTCTTTTCTAATGTATCTATACCTATCTTAGAAATAATTTTAGCCTCTTCATCCAACATAGAGGATGGCATATTCACTCGACCACTGAATATCAATCCCGTCTTGCTGGAGCTAATACTTTGATCTCCTATGTATACAGTTCCAGATCCAAAATATCCTGTCTTAAATCTTTTGGTTAATGATCCTAAATCTAAAGTGTCATCTGTGGTAGGAATTATTGAAGCATTGGTAGTGATAACACCTGTGCCTGAAGTACTGATCTCAATGTCTTCGTTGGATCTCTGTCCAGTGATTTTATTGTCGTCTATCAATAAACCGCCTGTGTTCAAGGAATCTATGGAACTGGTACCAGTGATGGTCAAAATATTTCCGCTCATTGCTGTGGTCACTGATCCTGCTCCCACAATTTGCAGCGTTCCTCCATCTGCAATTGCTGTACCGGTAGAGTCATCTCCAATAAAAGTTATACCCTGTGCAGGATTTGATCCATTGATTGTTAATACATCTCCACTCACTGCAGTGGTTATGTTAGAACCACCTGCTATTTTAAATGTTTCACCAACGGTCACTGCTGTGCCGGTACTGTCATCACCCACTATGGTGATTGCAGTGTCGGTTTTTTGAGCATATCCTGTTAAATCTGGACCTGTAATGGTTAAAGTATCTCCTGATACTACTGTGGAAATATTGGATGTTCCTGTAATTTTAATTGTTTCACCTGTATTCAATGTGGTGCCAGTGCTGTCATCTCCTACCACTGTGATGGTAGAATTTGTAAGATATGATGATAAATCTGGACCTGTAATGGTTAAAGTATCTCCTGATACTGCTGTGGTTATGTTAGAGCCACCTACTATTTTAAATGTTTCTGCTGTGTTAATGGTAGAACCTGTGCTGTCATCACCCACAAACGTGATACCAGTGAAAGCACTTAGACTCGTGAAACTCAACTGTCCAGAACCATTTGTGGCCAATACTTGATTGGCAGAGCCATCTGAGGAGGGATAAGTGATGCCATTGGCTACTAATCCTGTGGCGGTTAATGTACCATTGACATTCACACCATCGTTGATTTGAATAGCTGATGAGTCTGCACTTGAAATATTATTTGTTTGTATAGTAGGAGTAGTCAAGGTGCCTATTATATCAACACTATCATTGATTGTAATTAATGAAGAATCATTTGATGACACAGTAGTACCATTAATGGTCCACCCGCCTATAACGGTATTGCCTGTATCTACATCCTCAATAATTACTGTACCGTTGGCATCAGGAAATGAAATAGTTCTATTGGCTGTTAATGCTGCTCCGGTCAAAGATCTTGTAAAAGTACCATCATCAAATGCAAATGATCCCTGTAACACTGTTGATCCAACTACTTTTA